GAGGGTGACGGTTATCCCGGTCCCCGTCACGTCGGAGAACGCAAGAGTCACTCCGTCCTGGCTCGCCGCGTCGGAATCGCTGACGACCGCACGTTCAACGAGATAGGGGCCGTTCTTGTGGTCGAATGTGACCACTGCCCAATCCTTGTCGCCGGATCGTTGAAGTTCTCGCGGCTGGTAGTCGGGATGCGTCAGGTACAGGATGTCGGCCGACTGGACGTACTTGAGTTCCGTCAGGTCCGCTTCCGAGTAGGGCGAAATCAGTTCGTATGCGGCAGTCACGGTTCCGCCTGAGACATAGACTCCTGGGTCGTCAGTGTCGATCTGGTAGGAAACGACGTTTGCCCTCGTGACCTCGAATTCGATGTCGCATGGGTCTGCCGACGTGTCCACTACCGTCTCACTGACGGTCGGCACGACTGGACTGCCCGCGACGGACGCGACGGTAAAAGACCCGTTGTTGGATGCGGAATCCTTGACGACGAGCGTGTCGCCGGCAACTACGTTCAGGAATGGATTGCCGCTGGCCGGCGTGAACGTCTTGGCGCTGCTGCTGAAGGTGACTGTTGGACCCGTGTTCTCGTCAACGACGTGAATCTGCGGCGTGTTTGTGACGTTGACCTTGTTGTACCCGTCAGGGACCATTCCGGTGACGGTGAACTCCTGGTCCTTGGCGATCGTGTGCCCTACCATCGTGAGCACGGCGAAATACGGATCGGACCCGAATTTCGTGACCGCTGAAACCGTCCATGAGTTTTCGAGCCTCTTCCTGTCCTTGAAGAATCTGAAATATAAGTGACCCGCTTCGATCGCGTAGGTGGCGGCTGTCGAGAACTTGAACGGGATCAGGCGGGTGAAGCGATCTTGGAACTTGACCCGTGAGACGTGTCGCGTTCCCGACCGTCTCTTGGCTCCTCCCTGTGGAAGCACGACGAAGTTCTGGATCTTCTCAGCGCCGTTGTAATATCGCGATAAGTCAACCCTTCCGGCCAGTACCCTTGAGACCTGACCAGACGTGAAGTTAGATTGATTATGGACTTGCTGTGCCATCCGGTCATTTCAGTTTTTCTTCGACCGATCCGCTCGCGACCGTTCCGAGCCGCGAGGCAAGCCAGGTCGAACCTTCCAACCGATCAATCGGCCCCTGGTTAGCGTCGTGGAACCGACCCTTGGCCAACTCGTGCTCGTACAGGCTGTCCATGTCTCGCTTGACCGTGTTCGATCCAGTGATCGGCTTGGACAGGTCAGCGGCCAGCTTGTACTTGATGCAGGAGTATAGGAGTCCACTCATCATGTGGTAATCGGTCATCCGGTAGATGTATACGATCGAGACTGAGGACAGGTCGGTGACGATGCTGTTGCCCTCGATCCGCCAGTCGTTGGCGCTGCCCATGTTGGACCGCAGCAGTTTTAGGAAGTCCGCCGGCAGCGGGAAGGCGCTAGAGAACCCCCACACTGGTGCCGTGGACGATTCGGCCAGCACGGCCCGCTTGGTTGCTTCGTTCCACGAACCGCTCTTGAGAACTTCATCCCGAACGTCGTCGAGGATGACCTTGGCCAATACGGCTCGCTTGGATGTGTCGTCAACGCTGGTGATCTGCTGCTGCCCGATCAGCAGAAGTGCGCCGTTGGTCAGAGAAACCGAGTCTTGCGGCATAGGTGGTCTCCTGCCACAAGTATAGCACCAGACCAGCACCCTTGGTCAAGAGTGCTGGCCTGGGCCATCAGAGGAGAAAGAGAACGAGCGTCCCTTAGTCAACAATAAACTCAATCTGGAACGCGATGGTTCCAGCCTGGGCACTTGACGCCGCAGCGGTCTGAGTCAGCACGATGTCGTAGGTCGCATCGTGAACGGCATCCGTGTCGCCGGCCATCTCGTACAACTTCTTGCCGATGTCCGCGACATTCGCGGCCGCTGCCGCCTCGTCGAAGACTTCGGTCAACCTCGCCGCCGCCTGCATCGTAACGGCACTAGCGAAGTAATCCTCGTCCTGAATGATGGTGGGCGCTCCTGCTCCGGAAGGCGTCTCGTAGATGCCGACGTTAAAGGCCACGTTGGACGCGCCGTCGAGATCGTCGTTAGCCAACTTGATCGACGTGATCCTCGCGTTGGCGGGTAGTGTGCAGAGGCGTACCGTGTCGCCGTCGGCGTCGATGTCTGCTGCGACGACCTCGAACGCATCCTGAGCGATGCGAACGCGGCCATATTGCTTGCCCGCAGGGTTCGGAACCGTTGGGGAAGCGTTGGGGTCTGCAACGAGATTGGAGTTCGTGTTTACTGCCATTTGTCATGTCTCCAAGGCGGATCTTTGCCGTACCCGGTGCCCGTCGTCCGGGTCGTCCCGCCAGGGGTGCGTCGGGCGTTAAACGCTTGGTATATCAACAATTACGGAGATTCGTCACAGGCGATCTCGACAACCTTCTCTTCTTCGAGCCTGGTCGCATTCGCAGTGAACTCCATCCAGACCTGCACCGAGTAGTTCTTGTCGTCTCGCTCGGTGATCCGGGTCTGGACATCCTTGCCGACGCCCATCGCTATCCCGGACTTCGTGTAGCAAAGGACGGATGCGATGTCGGTCGTTGAGACGTAGGTGATTCGTTCGCAGTGGTGGAAGGTGAACCCCATGTAGGAGTTGATTTCGCCGTTCACCAAGGCGCGAATGGTGTTGTAGTCGCCGCTGGTCACTTCTTCGTCGGTCAGCAGATCATGGACCTGCTGTGCCCTGACAACAATGTGAATTTCCTCTTCAGGCTCGATTGCCTCATTTTCTGTGAAGATTTGACGTGCCTGCCGTAGCTTGCCCACGGTCAGGCCGGCGTTGGCTGCGGAACCGCCGTCATTGAAGTCCACGGCGACCTTCTGGGACGCTGGCAGGGTCACGGCCGTTCCGCCGGATTTCCCGGTATTAGCCGTGCCTTCTGCTGCTGCGATGATGAGATCGTCCCACTGGCGGGACATCGCAGCCCCACCGTTGCGGGCATAGGCACTCTCGAAATCCCCGAGGGTCTTCACCTTGTCCGGGTTGTCGATCAGGTCGGCCCATCGGAAGGTTCGGAGGGAGACCTGACGCCTTGCGTGCGGGGTGTCGATCTGTGGCGTGTCGTCGTGCCGCGAGAGCGCTTCGATCGCCTCAGTAGCCTTCAACTGCTCAAAATAGGCACTTTCTCCCGTTACTTCTTCGATTGTCACGGTGTCACGGAGTCGAGAGCCGAGTTGCTGAGAGTACAGCTTTACGTTCGCCTTGTACTGCTCAACCATGCTGTCTGTAATTTCGGTGGACATTGGTTGTCTCCTGGAAAGCGCACGAAAATTGGTACGTTTTCGGAGACGGTATCCACCTTGAGATGGGCGTCGCCTGCGCCTTACGAGCGATGATCGGCAGTCTTTCCTGCGGTCATCCAGGTCTCGCTGGATAGCGAGAGTATCTGGACAGGGAATCTATACACGTGCAGATCGCGGATGTCAAGCGCCGACCGTGGTAGTCTTGCCATCCGAGGTGTTGTAAGCCAGATCGTAGAGCCGTTTTCGTTCGGACTTGGCTTCCTCGTGGCCTGGGCGACGACTGTCCATCACGTCGGCCATGAACTCCGTGTCCCGCTCCTTCACATTGAGTTCGGACAATGCGTCTGCCGGCGTCAACTGGAACTTGCGTCCAGAGCCAGCACCCTTTATCGGGTCGGAAGCCAGGGATTTGCCGATTTCTGAGAAAATACGCAGCATTTGTGGGTGATCGTCGAGTCCGAACTTGCTCAAAAAGCCTCCGAACTCCTCGGTTCCGAACTCCTCGAACGCTCGTTTGGCCAGGCCGACACGCTCGTCGTATGCCACGCCCCATTCGTTTTTCAGCTTCACGCCGGCATCTTCGCTCTCCGCTCCGAGCACCTGTGCCTGCGCTTCGGATGCCTTGTGCTGCTCACCAGCAAACCATCTTATCAGTTCAGTAAATACTGGAGTGGTAATGCCCAACTCAAAGGCGCGTTCGCGGAACGCCCCGACGAGGTTCTGGTCGAGTTCGAGACCGTCAGGAAGACCTTCGGTCGGCGCTGTGTAGCCGTCGGACTTCTCCGGACGACCCAACTTCTGGTGGAACTCAGCCATCTGCTCGGGCGTCGCGTCCTTGCCGGGCAGGACCAGTTTGTCTGCTCCGATGAGGGGCTGGACCTCGATGAACCCCTTGACCATATCCTCGACGCTGCCGTATTTCTGGATCGACTCCGATCCTCGGATGTCCTCCGGAAGCGAGTCCCGCCATGACTCGTCGCCGCCGTCGCCGTCGCCGTCGCCGCCGCCGCCGCCATCCTCTTCTATCTCTTCAGCGAACATCCTTGCCGGTCCACCGAAACTGTCAGGCATCCGGGAAGTATTCCAGCGCGTCATGGTTGATCTCCTTTACGGTTTCTCGGTCGTCTATCTTCTTGGCCATCAAGCCAAGTATATGAAGTGCCACGCTTCGTTGCCCCTCACGAAAGGACGATTCGTGCGAGTCTCCAGGTATGTGAGTGCCGCGTGCAAAGTGAAATGTCATCATCAGGTCTCGCAGAACCCAAGACCCGTCATCTGACCCGAATACGAGACGGTACTTCTCTCGCCTCTTGTCCAGCAGGGTTTTCTTCTTGGCCATGCTATCAGGCTATTTGGAGTTCGCTCACGGCCGAAGCACCGTCTTTTGCAGCCCTTGCAATAGTTGCGGCCTGCTCTGCGTCGGCTTGCTGCTGTGCCATATCCGCTTTCTGGCGTCGAAGTTCATCGACACTCTCGGAAGACCGCATAACCTTCTGCGGGGTGTTCAGCAGGTATGCCCCGTGTTTCACCAGTTCGTCCCCGTCAAAGTTGTCCATGATCTCGGGCTGCACCTGAACGAAAGGTGTGATGAAGGCGAGCAGTCTCTCGATGTTGAACATCTCGCTCGCCCTCTGGCTCAACGCCAGCGGGGAGACGTAGTTGACCTTCAATTCGTGACCTCGCAGCACGTCGGGCATCTCCAGGAACATCCTGCGTTTGGACATGATCGAGAACACCCGCATGATCAGCGGCCCGAGAAGTTCGTGTCCGAGCCGGGCAAGGACCGGGGCCATGATCGTCATCCTCTGCTGCAATCTGGCATTGACCTCGACGGTCGTCATCCTGTCCTGGAGCGGAAGGGCACCGACGACATCGAGGAAGAACCCGTCGTTGATATTCGACTGGTTCCGCTCGATCTCGTTCGTGACCTCCACGTATCTCTGCCCGGAATTGAGTGGCATCACGGGGTTCTGGATACCCGCCCGCGTGTAGATGATGCTGTTAGGTGCCGTGTTGATCGGACCCTCAATGCCGGTCGAGGCCACGAGCAGGGGCGGCGAGGCGATCTTTTCAAGCGTGATGAGCCATGTCTTTTTCATCGCGTTGACCATGCGAATGCCCGGCAGCACGGTCATGGCGGGGGAGCGTCCGTAGGACTCGCCAGCGTCCTTCATCCATCTCGGAGTCAGGTACGGGAAGTCGTCGAACCCGCTCTCCGCGACGATCAGCTTCGCCTTCAGGTCTATGTATACGCTGGCCCACGGCTTGTTCGTCGCGTCCTTGCGGTCGAACTGGCGGTCGTTGCGCGGGTAGACCGCGTGCAGGTAGTCCCTGCGTTCCATCGCCCGCTTGCCGCTGTCGCCGTCAAGGGATTTGCTGACATCATCGGAAAGGTTCTCGATCCCGAACTCTTCCGCTGCTTCGTAGGAGTTCAAGGACATCAAGCGATACGCCGTGTCCACCATGCCACGCTGGTTTTCCTGAATGAAGATTTCCGACAGGGGCCGGGCTTGGAACCGGACCCCATTTGCCTCTTCGTTGAGGAATAGCGTCCCTGTCCCGAACGCCACGATGTCCAGATAGACCTCGTGGATCTGGGTGTTGAACCCGAAGTCCGGGCTGGCGAACAGGAGGAGCATCCTCCGCGTCGCGTCGTCGAGCCACAACCGAGCCTCCTGGTCCTCGTTGGTCTGTTGGTCGTCGGTGTCCAGGGCGAACCACGGAGCGGCGGGATTGGTCAGTAGACTGTGCAGCGCACTCGCCAGAGTCTCAGCGGCCTTGGGAGCGGTTTCGTCGAAGATGACCGTCCGTTTCTGGACACCTGGGACTCGCTTGGATGTGAACATTCGCGTCGGCAGAACGAGGTCGGCAATGTCCTGCCAGTGCGAGTCCCAATTATGGCGACCCTCCTTGGCTTGATTAAAGTTGCGAATGATGATCGCGGCTTCCGCTGGCATATCGTCGCTCCGTGACTGCCCGCTACTCTCCGAGAAGACTCTTGCCGGCACTTCCCTCGCTGCTCGTCAGTATCGTGGATGACCGGCCACGTGACCGGCTTCTCCTCATACGTTCCTGGAGGGCGAGGTTGCGGATCGCCGTGTCATCCTGGCGGGGTGGCGGCGGCTTAGGCACCTTGGGGGTTGGCGAACTGAACATTGATCCCATGACGAGACTCCTACTACACGGCCAGAGGGTTGTAGTCCATTGTAGCCACGGACTGCCGTGTCGGTCTACTGGACGGCACAGCATACCTCAACATCATCAGGGCATACCTGGCCGCAGATATGATGTCGTCTTTCCTTTTAACGATTTTCGCGTCCTTGCGGTGGTAGAACCGCTTTTCGTCGAGGAACTGGTGGCAAGTAGAGAAGACCTTGAGCCGCCCGGTCTTCATCCGTTCAAGCATATCCAGAACTCCCGGCTCGACCGGCTGATTTGACCCCTTGTCGTCATTGTACCGGGCCGACAGGGACAGCATATTGGCCCCGCTGTCCCGATACATCTCCATCAGAACCCTGCCACTGCCCTTGTCTCGGGCCAGCCCGTCGGCGGGCCACGCCACGGGAATCCAGTCGCCGCGAGCACGGAACTCGTTGGCGTGCCACAGCGGTTCCGTCCCTGACTTGCGGTAGCAGTCGTACAGGTATGCAACGTCCCGATCGGCGTCGTAAGCGATCCAGGCCCCTGCTGCCGGGTGGTCGATACCGAAGTCGCAGCCCGCGATCCGATGATAATAGGGTGGCACCTCGAATGGGTCGCAGATGATTTCGTCGTCCTTGACCGTGAACACGGCCCCGGTCCCCATCATGGGTTGGCCGCTGACCCGAGTCTCCCGCTCATGCTCGGGATAGGAGTTCTTGAGTCGCTCCTTCTCTACTTCGTCAAGGTGCGGGGCGTCATCCCACGTGGCACCCATCAGGAAGATCCCCGCACCGCCGTCCATGAAGTGCTGCACCGTGTCGCTGAACCCCGTCAGTGGGGTGAATGTA